CCGCATGGTCGGCCACGCAGTTCGCATAGTCGCTGTCCGGCTCGACCGCATCCGGGCATGGCCACCCCTTACCGCATAGGCAGTTATGCAGCCCCACCAGGTTAGGCAACGGCATGCGCGTGTGCTTGCCGCGCGGACACGCACCCGCTGAGGCACAACCGGGAACACCCGGCGGAGCACCGTTGTAACCGGTCCCCCGCACCTCGTTGGCAGCGTTCACGAGGACGGCACCGACTTGCGCCCGGGTGCAGTCAGCGCGGGACGCTGCCCACTCAGCACCGGCCAGAAAGTATGCGTCCCACGAGGGACGGTCAGACATAAACGATCCGTCGCTTTCTCGCCTCAGCGTCGATTAGCGCGCTCAGCGAATAGAAAGCCTGTAGCTGTTCCGGCGCGTAAAAGTGATCGCGCTCTAGCTCCCCGTGCCGGTCCTTGTCTGACCAGTAATCCCGCATGTCGTACAACACTGAAATCTGCCAGTCAGTCAGCCCGGCGAAAACCTCGGCCATCTCAACTCCCGTAGGGCTCGGTGGGGACGTCCTGAAAGCTGTTCGGCGCAACTCGGCGCAGCTTGGCGAGCGTAAGCCCCGCAAACTCCCTGATCTCAGCGTCAGCCGCTACGTGCCACCTCTTACCGAGGACGTCACGCCACGCGCGCAGATTGCCGGTAACCACCATGTCGACCGGGGCAGCATTCGGAAGCATCCCGCGCGCCGCTTCCCGCGCTTGCTTGCGCTTGAGCCCTCGGCGCATGAGCAGCGTGACACCGGCCTCGTAAGCCTTGAGGGCAGCGTTGTAGTCGTTGCGGAACGGCCGCTCAAGGGAGGTGCCAGCAATGGCCGGAGGGATCACAGGCTCGGTGTCGGAGTAGTCGACGTACCGCTGTGACACGACGCTGAAACTCAGGTGCCGATGCCTCGTCAACTCCGTTAGCAGCGCCCGACTTACGCCCCGGACGAGGAACGAAACTGACGCATGCTCAAGTACGCTGAAATGCGCCTGAGCAAGGATGTTGGCTAGGTAGCCCTCGTTGCGCGCCGTCTTGGGGTTGGGCCGGTTGAAGCTCTTGTAACAGATGCGCCCCGCAGCCTCTCCGAGGGCGTCAGCATCGGTCACACGCTCCGGCCAGGCGTCGTAACCGTACGCCTCCCACAGTGGCAGATCACCCAACGAGGTGGACGCGATCACGTCGACGTTCAAAAGTCTCTCCCTACCGGGGCAACTCCCAAATTTGGGAGCTGCCCCGATTCACTCAGTACCAATGCGGCGAACGAGAAAGCCAAGCGGCATAAGCCTTGGCCGGTGACCCGTAATTCCGGGCGATGTAATCCAGCATCCAAGTGACCTGCTGTGTCACGGTCGAGTTGATGCCGTTCGGGAGCTTGCTACAGGGCAGCGCCTGAGGCAGACCACAAGCACCCGACGAGGGGTTAAGAGCACGGGGATTCCATCCCGCCTCCCCCATCTCAAGGGCATTGAATGCCGACCACTGAGCCGACCACCCACGGGCCGCTAGGAGCGTCCTAGCGACCGCCTGAGGGCTTCCGGATACCGTCGGCCTCGTCGTGCTCCTCGTCGCCCTCGGTGAGCGCGTCACGGTCGGCGTAGCCGTTGGCTTGGGCTTGGCCTTGCGCTTGCGCTTGGCCTTGTGCGTTGCCTTGGGCTTGGGGGTAGCCGTCACCGTTTCCGTAACGGTCACTGTGGGGGTCGGTACGGGCTTGGAATCGTCTGCCGTAGCACTCACCCCGATACCGGCACCAACGGCCGCCACAAGCCCCGCTAGGCCCGTTGCGAGCCCGACGGGGACGAGGTTCCACGTGCGTACGCTCACAGGCCATCACCCGCCAGGAAGCGAGCGAGGCTTATGACGTCCTCAGGATCCGGCGGGATGTAGCCACCCGAGACGAGCAAGCCACGGGCAGCGTGCCAGACGTCCGCCCGGTCAGCGACGTATTCCGTATCGGTGCGTTCCGAGCGTTCCCCGGTCAGCGGGTCGGTAACGGCCTCGTTACCAAGAATGTCGTCTGCCTCATCCGCAAGGCTGAGGAGCATGGACGACAGATCACGGGCACTCTCAGCGTCGAGAAACGCTGTCTGTGTGCCGAACGTGAGACGTATTTCGCCGTCGTTGTCGAGCGCCACACTGAGGCGCCCCGCAGGCCGGTCTAGATCAGCGCGCTTGCCCATTAGCGGTACGTCCTCGTCTTGAGCCCGGGAATCACGCTGCCCGGCGTCATGCTGACAATGTCGGCATTCTCAATCAGCCATCTGCCGATCGCTCGGGCCTCAGCCGGAGTGAGCTTGGCACGGTCGCCCACAGCAGCAATCGAAATGAGCCCCGGCTCACGGTCGTTGTGCCACGCAATCAGCCGCCCGCCCTTTTCGGCCGTGAGTTCCGCCTTGACCTCGCGAGTTTCCTTGATTCGCACAATGCCCGGCATGCCGTTACTCCCATTCATCGGTGTCCGCCTCGTCATCAAAGAGACCGGAGAGGGTGAGGCTGTCGAGTGCCTCACGCCTCTCCGCTGTCTCTCGTACGCCTAGGGTCGGGTGCGCCCCGGCATCCATTTCGTCAAGAGCGGGCATGAATCGCTTAGCCATTGAGGCTCGCTTTCCGGTCCCGCCACTGGTCTACGAAAGAGCGGTCTCAGCCACCGCGAGAGCGGCGATAAGCGGACCGGCCTCGGAAAGGCTCTTGCGAACCGTGGCAGTGACCTCGTTGTTGCGGTTGTAGTGGACGAACTCAACGGTGTCCGCGTCGACGCGGAAGAACTGCACTCGGCCACCGCTGGGAAGGGTGTAAGTCATTTCTGTTTCTCCTCTGATTTGGTCTTGCGGAGCGCCCCGGGCGGGATTCGAACCCTGCGACCGTTGGGTGATCAGTCCTGCTCTGCCACTGAGCTACCGGGGCGGGCGCTGACGGCGCCTACTTAGGTGTGAGAGGGCGTCTCTAGCGCTTACGCGTTGAGGAGCGCCTCACCCTTGGTGCGGAGTTCCTTGAGCGCCTGAGAGCGCGTGTTACCGACCGTGCTACGCGCCACCTCAAGGTGCGCGGCAATCTCGTTGTCGTCCTCAAAGAACGGCACGGGGTCAATGCCGTACGTGGCCTTGAGAACGAACCTGCGTCGCTCGGTGGTCAGCGCGAGGAGCGCGTGAGCAAGGTCCTTGTTGCGGTTGCGCTGACTGGCCGCAATGTCACTGGGCTCAACGAGGCCCTCAGGGACGCCGTAGCCGTACGGATCGGCGATCAGGTCCCCCAGGGTCGCCGCTCCCCCGTCGGTGTCCTCAGCGGGCATATCGAGGCTCGAAGCACCCTCCCAAGCAAGTCGGGTAGCGCGGGCAAGTTCCTTACTCAACCGGCGGGCACTGTTGCCGACCGTGGCAAGCTTCTCGGCCGCTGCAACGTCCCCCTCGGAGATGCTGAGGCACTTGACGAACATCTTCATTGATTCGGTGCTGACACCCGGCCGAGTGACTCGGCTCATCTCGTCCTCAATGGCTCCGGCTATGTTCCGGAACACGTAGCTAGAGAACTTGGCATCGTTGCGCGCCTCGTACCGGCTCACGGCCTCCCACACGGTCAGTCGTGCGTGCTGTTCCATGTCCTCGACGAGGTCAAGGCGGGAAGCCTTACGGCAAGCCTCGTAAGAGAGCTTCTTAACGATTCCCTCGGTGCCGTCGATGATCGTGCGGGAGGCGACGAGGTCACCAGCGCGAGCGGCCGTGACGTCGTCGGGGGTAATGGTGGGGAACTCAGACATGATCGTGTTTCCTTCCGGTTGGCCTCGTTACTGAGGTCTGAGAGGGCGTCTCTAGCCCGGAAGGGAGCGCATGAGGTGACGTGCGCCACACGGGGTGCCACAGGGCATGCGGGGGCATGCCTTGGGGTTCCTTCCGGGTGTTGCACGACGTCCCGCTAGCGCTTTGGCGATCTGTCGTGGGTCTGACTACACACCTAATTAGGTAGGTAGTCCACGGCCTTACTTAGGTGCCCACTAGACCTAGTTGGGGTTGTGATGGATGTGTGAGGAACACATGTCGAAATCTGAATCGTCCTCAGGGATGAGACCTAACTCGGAGACATCACGCCATCGTTACCGAGCGGTACATGTGTGTCACAGCAAAGCGATCATGAGTTCGCAGCAAAGATCGTTAACGCCAACGCATGATCGGTAAGGTCAACGAGTGTGACGCAGCTCACCTCCCAAATTTGGGAGCTGAACCCTCAACCACGACACAGGGTGAGCGTCAGCCTTGGAATGGTTACAGCGCGTACAACTTGGCCAACAATTGCCGTGCGTGTCCTCCCCTCCCCCGGCCAACGGGTAGAAGTGATCCACCTCGTCCCAGGGGGCGCCGCAGTAGATACAGGCCCATGCGTCCGCATCTGCCCACATTCGGTAAAGCTCAGCACGAGAGGGGGCCACCCGTTCCCGTTGTCGCCGGTAGAACAAGTGACCCCCTCGGATCTCAGTACTCAGCCCCGTACAGGGACCCCCAGGAACGGCGCCCAATCTCCGCCTCAGCGTCGATGGCCACTCCCCCAAGGTGCATGCGCATGCAGCGCTCAATCTCGCGCGCGTAGTCGGTCGCCTCGTTGGCGGGCACGCTTGCAAGCACCTCGTCATGAATTGGCAAGCGGAGATAGGCAGTTAGCCCGGCCTCGTCCATGTTGATCAGTGCCTGACCGAGGACGTCACGGGCCGCACTCTGAACCTGATAGTTCGTCACGGCGTACGCCCGGTCACGGTCTAGCGGCAGGTGACGGCCCGTCACGGTCACGGTGACCATGCCGTTAGCGCGCGCCTCACGCTGGTGACGGTTGGCGAACCGCTTAATCTCCGGGTACGCCCGGTCATAGGCAGCAAGCGCCTTGACCACCTCGTCATACGGTGCGCCGGTCTGGCGAGCGATCGTGGCAGCGCCACCGCCGTACACCTTGCCGAACGCAATTCCCTTGGAAATCTTGCGGTGTTGCTTGGTGAACCCCGGACCGAACACGAGACCCGCTGTGAAGTCGTGCAAGTCTCGGCCGTCCCGGATGGCTTCCTTCATGCGCTTCACATCAGCGAGCGCAGCCAACACACGTAGCTCAACGGCCGCAAAGTCGGTCGACACCATGACGTGACCCTCGTCAGCGAGGAGCGCACGGCGGATCATCTGATCCGAGGACGGCAGCGTTTGCAGCGCAAGCCCGGAAATACTCATCCGACCCGTTCGGGCTTGCAAGGTGTTGATCATGGGATGCACACGGCCGTTGCCGTCGACCGTCTCAAGGAACGTGTCTACGTATGCCGACCCCCACTTACCCGCACGCTTGGCCCTAACTACCGCCTCAGCCAACGGGTTTGGGCTACGCAGCCCCGTACGCTCCCACTGCATAGACATGTCTGCGAGACCGAGCAACACGGCCTTATCAACCTTGACCGCACCCGATGCCGTCCGCTCAGTGAGCGTCTCACCCATGGCCAACAGCGCCTCAGCAACCTGAGCCGTACTGTTCACGTTCTCGACGCCGTACCGCCGGGCAACACCCTCGAAATGCCCGGCCTCGTCTTGGAGTTGGTACCGCAGCCCGTGCGTGTACTCCTCGTCGAGAACGAGGCCCGTGCGCATCATGACCGAGCAGATACGGGCTAGCTCATGCTCGTACTGCACAAGCTCAGGGCGCACACCCCGCCGCTCAAGTTCGGCGGTCAGCACCACGTCGATACGTGAGCCGAGGATGACGTCAAGTCCCGCATAGAGGTTGTAAGTTGGGTGGTCGAGCGGGATACCGGCCCACCCGGTTGCCTTGGTCAAACCCAGGGACCGGAACACCGCCGTAAGGTCGCCCTGAGTGTCCGGCGACGAGGGGTCAATGTAGAAAGCACTCAACGGCTTGAGGCCCGTCCCAACGCCACCCTCTTGCGGTTGGCGGGGGTCGACGAGGGCAGCCTTGAGCTTGGTATCCGTCGTACGAGGTGCCAAGTCCTCAAGCGGGATGCCCGCATGTTCGTCCAGGACTAGCCAGTCAAACGGCGCGTTGTGAATGAGCACCCGTTCAAGGATGCGCAGCGCCCAACGGGCAACATCCTGGAAGTAACCCCCGCGCTCCCAATGGATGACCCATGCGGTGTGCGCGTCGCCAAACTGCACGGTGCGCAACCGGTAGCCGTTGCTGTAGATGTTGAGGCCGGTTGTCTCGGTGTCGACCGCTACCGGGCCACGCTTGTTGGCCTCAGCTAGCCAGTCCTTGAACGCGTACAAGTCGTCAAGCGTCTCGGGTATGAGCACCTCGACGACGTCACCGGCGACGGCATGTCTGTAAACCCTCACGTCTCTCCCCACGACAAGGGGGCAGCTCCCGAATTTGGGAGTTGCCCCCTGAGTTGACCACTTACAGCGACCTACGCTGAACTAGGTTGCACACCGCGCACGTGCGTTCCTGATAGTGAGACTCGACAAACGAGCCGTACTCTTTCGGCTTGCCCCACTTCCCCCAGCGATGCCAGATGTGCACTACGCGCCTCCGAGGATGCCCGGACCGGATACCGGCTTAGGCGCACCCGGCAACGACACACCGACGAGGGCGATGCCTACGGCCGTCTTCTTGCGGACGATCCCGCGCTCTTCCATGGCCGCGTAAAACGTGCGTCGCGTCCACCGCTCACGCATCGGGAGGTTCTCAGCCTCACACCAGTCAAGGTAAGAGTTGAAAGCCTCAGTACCGTTGAGGGTGTGCGCCTCGTCCCGCTCAAGAACACCCGGGAAGAAACCGGCGAGCGCGTCACTCGTCTCGCGGTATTCCTTGACGGCACGCTTGATAACCCCAGGGTCCTCAAGCCCGTTGGCGAACCATTCAACGGCGCCACGGACCGCCCAAGCGGCAATGCCCTCAGCCTCAGCCAACAGCTTTGCGTCAAGGGTGTGGTCACGCTCGTCCGGAGCAAACCACCGCTTGAACGGGATCATCTTGACTCGGCGCCAAAGCCCCTCGTCCTGACCCCGGAAACGAGGCTTGTGGTTGGTTGCCAGCATGAGCAGGAACGCCGGACGGAACTCGAAAAACTCTTGGCGGAGGAACCGCGCAGAGATCATGTCCTTGCCGGTCACCCGCTTGAGGATGGCCTCAGACATGGGCCTACCGCTTTCGCCCTCGGAAGCCATGACGAGGCGAGCACCTCGCAGCGCGGCAATGTCGTTGGGAATGCCGCCCGACGACTTTTCCTCGAACGTGGCAAAGCCAGTGGTCTTGCTGATAGTCCGAAACACACTGCTGAGCGTCTCGGTAAACACCGACTTGCCGTTAGCGCCCTTGCCCCACAGAACACAGAAAGCCTGTTCGCTGACGTGCCCCGAAATGCCGTAGCCGACGAGGCGACGCATGTACGGAACAAGCTCAGGGTTGTCAGGGAAAATCTCAGACAGGAACTGTTCCCAGCGCGGGCACTCGGCGCTAGCCCGGTACTCGATATCGAGCGCGTACGTGAGCATGTCCCCCTTGGCGTGCGGCCTCAGGACACCCGTCCGCAGGTCGACCGTGCCGTTACGGAAACTCAGCAGATCAGGCCGCGCGTCGAATGCGGACGCATCAACGTGCACGGTCGGCACGCTCCGCAGCTCAGTCATGAGGGCATCAATCCGAGTGGTCATGGTGAACCCCCGGGCTTTCTGCGTCTCACCCGCGAGCACGAGGGCAGCGCCCATGCGGTGGATTTCCTGCCTGATCTTGACCTCAGAGCGCTCCCAAGTGCGCCCGTTCCATGTGTAGAACCCAAGCCCCGGGGCGTACTTGATACGGCCGTCAGTCCACGCAACGAGGGCATGTGCGTTCATCGCGTCCGACTCGCCATAGCGGTTGATCAGACCAGCGAGGATGCGCGCAGCCTCAGTGCCCTGGTCACGGCTCACGACGTCCGCGCCGGTTGCTTCGGTCAGCTCAGCGGATACCGCCTCAGCCTCAGCCTCAGCGCTGTTGCGCACGGGCTTTGCAGCCTTGACGGCACGGTGCAGCGCAAGGGGGAAGCCATGGGGGTCAACCTCACGCCATCGAGAGAGGTCAGTCTTGGGCCCATGGTCCGGGATCCGCAGCTCATACACCACGATCCCGAACGGCTTGAGCCCCTCGGCAAGCATGCGGTTAAAGCGCTGCCCGGCCTCGTCGTTGTCTCCCGCAGCGATTACCTGAGTACCGTGCAGCCCCTCGGCGAACTCGGCGAGCAACTCCGGGCTACCGGCGAGCGAGGCACCCCGTACCGCTACGGCGTTGTACCCCACAGAAACCGCTGTGAGCCCGTCTCCGGGCCCCTCAGACACGATGGTGACCCCATAGCCACCCTCACCCCTGAAAACGCCGTACGGGGCCCACCTGTGCCCCTTGGGGTTCATCAGGGACACCCACCGACCGGGGCACTCCCCGGAAAGATCGCGCCCCTGTAGCCCTCGTATGACACCGTCGAAACCGACGAGGGGAACCGTGAGACGAGGGAACGAGGTGTAAGCGCGGGAGAGGAACGGGAACGGACGGGACGGCCCACCCGAGAAAGCCCCAGGGTCAACCCCAAGGAACATCTCACAAGCCGTGTCAGCGTCGAGCCCGAACCGTTCGCCAACGTAGGCCCGTGCGCGTGCCGCCCATTCGCTGTCATAGTCGAGGAGCGCGTGAGACGTTTCCTCAACGTACATACGCAGCCCGGCAATTGGGCCCGGACCGACGAGGACCGGCTTTTCCTTGGCTACGGTCAGCCCCTCCCCCGTGGCGTTGAACATGTCGGCCCAAGTGAGGTTTGCGGCACGCACGATGTCATCAGGCTTGCACCCGGAACGGCACGTGATCCGAACCTTGTTGTCATCGCCGCGCCATATGCGCAACGAGGGGTTTGAGTCCGCATGCGCCGGACACAGGGCGAGATACCCGCCGTCAACCTCCTCGGAGACCTGAGCGAACCGCGCGAGAATGTCAGTGAACTGCATTGGGTCCCTTTCTCTCTTCACTCAGGTCTGAGAGGGCATCTCTAGAACGGCGGATCGTCCGGCAACTCCCCGGGCCCGAATGTCTCTGACCACTCGGCAAGCGTTTTTGCTCCCTTGCTCAGGTTGCACGGGGCACATGCCGGAACGATGTTTGCCTCAACGTCCGCACCCCCCTTGGCAATTGGTGTCACGTGGTCAAGGTGCGTGGCGTACGCATTGCAGTAGGCACACATGTGCCCCCAACGGGCGAGGATGGCCGTACGGGAGTACGGGACGTGTTCCACTCCCGCAGCCTCAGCACGGCGCTTGTGTGTCAGCTCATGCCGCTTGTCGACCGGCAAGCGCGCGTAGTAGTTGCGTCGGTGCTGAGCCTGTAGCTTCCGGCGGCACGTCGAGCACGTGCTAGAGGGCTTACGGGCTTTGCCCGCTAGGAACTGTTCAGCGGGCTTCCCCCGCCCGCATAGTCGACACACCTTCACCGCTTGAGCCCGCCCCTCGTCACGTAGTACAGAATCAGCCCACAGAACATGCCAACGAAGAAAGCTGTCACAGCCCCCACCTACGCCTAACCTCAGCGCCACGGGTAACCGCTGCAATCAGCGCATCCGCGTAGCGTGGCCAATCCTTGCGAGTCTCGACATTGGCATGCAGCCAAATGACGTCACCCTCACCCATGGCCCGGATATCACCGATGGCCGGAGCATTGGCGCAGCTAATACGCCGCTCCATTCAACCTCCCTAGTAAGACGACAAAGGCCCGGCAACTGCCCAATGTCGGTAGGCAGTTGCCGGGCTAGGTAGTTGGGCCGGTTAGTCGGTGACAGGACCGGCGGCGACGAGGCGCACATGTTCAGCGGCGATCCAAACACCGCGCTGAGTACGCCTCTTGACGAAACCTGACTCGTTACCGGTCGGTCGGACATACAGCATCGGGCGCAGCCGTCCGGCCTCAACGCGAGCGGTCACCCGCTCAACGAACGCGTCAGACATGCGCACCCGGTTGCCGTTGCGTACCGCGTAGGTGACGAGGTCACCCCGGTACAGCTCATCCCCCGCATAGTCGGTCACAGTGCCACGCTTACCCATGTCAGAACTCCTCGGCAATCGCGTCATTCCAGGACTTGAGAACCTTGATGACAGGCTTTCGGTATTCGACGGCCTGACCGGCGGACGTAGTGAACTGCACTAGCTCAAGGCTGAGCGAGCACAGTGCCTCTCCCCCGATACGGTCAAGGTCGTCCTCAACCTCATGCAGCACGCTGACGAGGTCCCACGAGGTGGAAGTGAACTTGCCTATGCCAAGGTCGTAATCCTCAGCGAGGCGGAAACTCACAGTCGTGTTGGGCTGCGGACCACGACCGGCACGCGCGGAAGTCTTACGGTCAGCGAGGAGCGGCGGGCAACCGCACGGCTTACCCTTGTCCTCGTCCGGCGAGAGGAACTCAACGCCGTCACACTCGTGGATAGGGCCGGAGCGACCCCACAGGATCATGCGAGCGTTGATGGCCTTAGGGCCGTCGATGATGACCTGAACACTGTTCGTGGTGGTGAGCACCTCAAGGAAATCATCCTTGGAGGTTTCCCACTCGTTGGGGCTACCGCCCATGAGCTGAGCAACAGCCTTGGCCACCTCAGGATCACCGGTCGTTACCCGCCAATCGGCAAGCGATTGAGGGCGGTTGTTGACCATGCGCCCCGAACGGAACTGAAACGCAACGTCGTTGGCGAACTGCCGACGAGGCTTGGGCTTAGCGTCGGGGTCGGTGTCGAAAATGCGAAGGGTTGCCACGCTGTGACCTCACTCTGAATGTCTCTGATTGGGCGAGGCAGGCAAGGGGGCATGCACTCAACTCCCAAATTTGGGAGGTGCTTCCCGCCCTTGCCCGCCCCGTACTTACATGTGAGAGGGGGTCTCTAGCGGCGCCGCTGAGTGCCCGTCACGAGGGCGCCACCCGACGCAATGGGCTTACCGATGACGGTCTTTGACGTCTCTCGGTCCCACACGAACGTGCGTCGCAGGTTGAGGAACTGCCCGAACACCTCGTCATTGACGAGGACCGGCTTGAACGCCCAGTGATCAGCGGTCACGTGCAGCACAACCGCCCCGTCAAACTCAGGCATCGGCTCAGAGCTGCCGTCCGGCGAAATGATCCGGTCGGCATAGGCGTAAGCGGACATCTGTAGGGCAACGTCCGGGTAAGTGTCCTTGCTGGTCTTCCAGTCGGTCATGAGCAGCGCGGGAGTGCCCGACCGGTCCGGCGTAGGCCGGTTGTCCTCGTCGAGCCACACGCGGAGGATGGCGTCAAAGGATCCGGCGTACTTGTGCGTGTCGGACCAAGCAACGTCCTCGGCGCGCACAAGCTCAGGGTTGACCGCTTCCAGGAACTCGGCAAAGTGCCGGACGTACGGCGCTAGGTCGGGGTGCACGCGCCCGACGAGTTCGCCCCGGATCATGCGCTCAAACAGGTCATGCGCGTCAGAGCCAACACCCGCGCGCAGCGAGGTGTACCGGCGGTGTGCGCCCTTGAGGTAGTCGACGGCCCCTTGCCGGTCCCGCTCAGCGATAGAGCCAACGGCAGCGAGGTTGTCAACGGCCGCCTCAGCCGTCATCTTCGCTGCCCAGAAAGTGAGGAACGGCTTAGGCAGCATGCCGATAACCGACGTGACGCCGGGTACCTTCTCGTCGGTCGTCGGGTTGATGTAAAAGCGGGAACCGCCCCGCATGATGGTTCGGACCGTACCGGCCATGTGAACCCCTCTCGTGGTTGCTTACACGACCACTTGAGAGGGGTTATCTAGGGATGACGGTTGACGAACGGCACGCATTTCTCGGTATCTCTTAAGGATCTCTATTGGGATATCTGAAAACACCCAAGAATCGTCAACCGTCATCCCTCCCCCGCTGTTCCGCTCAGATGAGCGGCCGGCTGCGCTCATATGAGCAAAAGCTCTGTGCGCCCGTCTGAGGGCATGAAAAAGCCCCGCCGGGCCGAGGGGACCTAGCGGGGCTGTAAGGGCGTGAGACGGGCGCCTAGACCTTGTAGTAACAGTCCTCGGGGGTGTGGTCCAGATGGCAGCGCGAGCAGTAGCGCCCTTGCGCGTCCGGAAGCTCATCGCTGTCCGTGTCCCCTAGCGACGCTTCCAGCCGTGCCGCGCGTTCAGCGTCGGCGTGTTCCAGAACGGCATCCCCGTGCCGGTGCTCCTCCTCCGTGTAGTGAGTCAGGGACTCCCCCGGCTTACAGCACACCCCACAGTGCATGGCGAACGTCGGGGCACACACCCATGAGCCACCCCCCACATGGTTCATGGTCCAACGCGGGCGCGTCCGGTCACACTCAGCGCACACGGTCGGCGTCTCGTCACGCTCCTCCGCTGCACGCAACTCCGCGAGCGACGTTCCTAGGCTTGCCAGCGCCTCATCAATGGACGCGTCAAGTCGCTCGCCATCCTCGGGCGTAGCTGTCTTCCAGACCCCGGGCCGTTCCTCGGTGAATTCCACAGGCGCTTTCGGCTCACGTTCGGCGTCTACCTTGTCGGCTTTCTCGATGAGCTGCGCAGCCAACGCGCGGGCAGCGTCCGGCGACATCTTGAAAGTCAGCGGACGGTCCCAGTCCGGGCCCTCGTCCGTGATGATGCCATGCAACGACACCGTGTCAGTGCCCTTGCCTCGCGTGTACGCCGTGCCGACGTACTGAATCCGCGCGTTCCTGTGTGCCTTCACTTTCGGCATTACTTGCCCTCCCCTTGCCTTGAAATGGGAGGGGCCCCGGGCGCGATACCCAGGGCCCCTCTGACGGTCGGTTAGATCAGAGCCTTGCGGAGTTCCTTGAGCTTGTCCTCAGCGTCCTTGATCTGACCCTCAAGCTTGCTCTTCTCGTCCTCGTCCTCAATGGTCTCAAGGTACGACTTGTCGAACTTGCTGACGAGCTTGGTGAGCGCCTCAACGAACGTCTCAGCTTTCTTCTCCGGTGCGGCCTCAGCCACCTTCTCGCCCGGGGTCTTGACGGCCTCCCCGCCCTTGCCCTCAGGCTCCTCGGGCACCTCTCCGCCACCCGCCGTGATGGCAAGCTTGGTCTCGGGGTCAAGCCTCTTGGCAGCCTGCCTCTCCTTCTCGCGCTCAAGGGCGGACTTGTTGCTGAGGTTGTAGAACTTGAACACCGCCTCAGCGGGGGTCATGTCCGGGTGCGCTTCCTTGACCGCACCGAAAAGCTTGGCGTACTCCTCGGGCGAGTTGTCCAGGGCACGAACCCAGTTCACGAGAAGATCCGACATGCGGTACTGAGTGGCCTTGACCATCGAGGCAACCGCGTCGCGTACCTCCTCGTCGGTGCCGTCGAGCTTGCTGCCCGCAGCCTTGTACATGTCCCCCGCAGCGTCGCGTGCCGCCTGAGACTGAGCCTTGAGGTCCGGAACACCGGACTTGTTCTTGATGCGGAGACGCATGTCAAGGATGACGGCCGCCACCTCGTGCGCGGTGGTGCTCGCCTTCTGGTGAGCGGTCACACCCTCACGGATCTTCTCGGCACCCATGGTGACGAGTTCCGAAACGCCCTCGGCCGTCTTGTAGTCCTTGGTTTCAAGGTCGGGCTTGGGAGCGGCAACCTTCTTGGCAACCGTCTTCTTGGCGGCAGGCTTGGCCTTGGCCTCAGTCGGGACGTCGCTGCCACCCTTGAACGCAACGTCAAGCACCTTGCGCAGGTCGTTGCGGTCGCCGACCGGCAGTGTTCCAATCAGGCTCTCAGCCTCGTCCTTGAGCGCCTGAGCCCCTTCCTGATCCTCCCCCGCCTCAGCGAGCGCCTTGATAGCGAGCGTCAGCTCACCGATCTTCTGACGCTTCTCGTCGTCCGTCAGCTCAGCGGTCTCGGTGTCGGTAGCCACGGTGTTGGTCTCCTCGTCGGTCGGGTAGGCGGCAGTGATTACGGCAAGGCAAGCCTTGCACACCTTGGTCAGGTCGGGGTCGGACAGTGCACCCTTGGGGGTCTTGCCGCAAGCGGTGTTCTTGCCGTCGTCCCCCTTGACGTGAGGCGTCTTGCCAGCGCCAACCTGCACGTACTCCGCCGCATCCATGCGCTCCGCGAAAGTCGTCATTGCCTTGCCTTCCTCCCCTGCCCCGCTGTCTGCCGGGCTGTTGTTGGCAACCTTAGTGGTCGCCTCGTCCTCGTGCAACTCATCTCCCAAATTTGGGAGCTGCGCGGCGGCCTCGTTGGCCTCTCGTTCCATGATCTTCCAGCAGCGCGAACAGATGTTGTCCATGTTGGCTGCGTCTATGGTGTCGATGCGACCGCCGGTGATCATGAGCCGTCCACACAGGCTCTCGTCGTTGCCCCGGTCCAGGTGCGCCGACTTGCCCTTGCCGATGCGGATAAAGGAGCGCGACGGACTGACGTTCAGCCACTCGTTCAGTTCGTTGCGCCCCATCGGTGCCGCCCCTTGCCTTCGTTGTTGTCGTTGCGGGAGTAGTTAAGCACAGTGATCATGGTCGGTGCAACCTACTCCCAAATTTGGGAGCTGCGGTCACTCGAACGGGTGACGAAACGACGAAAGCCCCCCGCTCCCGTGAGGGAACGAGGGGCTGTGGTGCTACGCGGCGCCAAGGATGGCGTCAACCTTGGGGTACATGTCAGCGATCATGCCGCCGTTGTAGATCACATGGTCTGAGAACCAAGACGAGAGAGCACGCTCACTCTCGTGAGCCATGGTCTCGACACCGGGCCGGACGAGGCGGACGGAAGTGAAACCGGCGGACATCAGCGCTGCGGCCTCGTCGGGGTACCGACAGTCAGACACAACAACCGGGCCGTCAGTGGCGAGGATCCGGCGCATTGCCCGCCCAACCCAGTAACCGGGAATTTCTCCCCTTACCGTCTGACCGAGGTTTTGCAGAATCCGGCGCACTTCCGGGTAATGATCCTTGGCGTATTCCCACCCGACATCGGCGACGAGGCGGGAAAGCCGTACGGGCGCCATATCGGGGAACGTGGATATCAGCGGATCAACGCTGAGCGCCATTTCCTTAAGCGGGTCGGCGAAAGCGACACGCGTATAGCCGTGCTTCTCGACGAGGTACGAGGCAAGCGTGTCCTTGCCGGAACGAGCCCGGCCCATGAGCGCAATATGCATACGCCCTCCCAACTGTAGGTTTCCCCTACGGTGTGAGAGGGCGTCTCTACGCCTTACTTGCCGTCGCCGAAAGCGTCGGTCCAATACGCGTCCTCGGTCTTGACGTTCTCAACCCGCTGTACGGCCTCACCGGTACCGAGGACGGCCGCAACAACGGCTAGAACGGCCTCAGTCGGCACGTCGGGCAGGAAGTGCGCCACTAGCGGTAGGAGCGCCACAACGAGCGCGTACAGCCGTGCGGGGTGCTTCTTGATGAACTCCATACATCCTCACTCTGTGTGAAAATTGGCCCCCGGCGCCGGCATAGGGCATACGGGGGCAGAAACGGACATCCGGGTACAAGTCTCAGTTACACTCAGCGAACAAAGGTCACGACGGCCGAGACAATGCCGGTGACTGCCGAGACTGGCAGCGCGTACCGCCAAGCCTCAACCTTCCTGAGTCGGTCCTCATGGTCCTTGAGCTGTTCCCCAACGCCCTCATTGGACTGTGTGAGGCTGCGTACGTCCTCCCGCAGCCCAACAATCTCGTCATAGATTTCCCGGGCGCTAATGGTCACTCCTAGCGGGTCACGGTCCACGGCTTACCCACCGACCGAGAATCCGCGCTTCTTACCAAGCATGCCCAGGGACTTAGCCCCAGGAATGCCGTCCGCAGCCTTGCCACGGAAGCCAATTCGCATCTGCCACAGCCGGTAAGCGGCGCGCGTACGTAGGCCGAACGAGCCGTCAACGTACTTGGCGTCGAGTAGCCCCTCAGCGTGTAGGGCGCGCTCGACAACGAGGGCGTCAGCCTTGAACGTCACTCCCCCGTCAGGAAGCCCGGGGTCACGTCGAGCGGCCGCAATGACCTTACGCAGCGAAACGGACGGCTTAACCGGGGGACGCGACGGGAGGTGAGCGGGCAACGTGGTCTTTACCGGCGCCGCAGCGAACAGCGCAGCCTTGTTGATCGCCCCGGGGTCCCAGTGGTCATTACCGGGGATGTTGCTGTGTCCGTAGTGGCCACCCTTGGTAAGCCACACATCACGGTCACGCTTGGCCGCCGGGTCCGCGTAGTGGCTCGCTAGAGCACCCATGGGGAACACGTCAGGCACGCCCCAAGAGCGGATTGCAGCCATGAGCGCACGGAAGTTCTTACCGGGCTTCCAATAGCCCGTAAAGGGCGTCCCAGCGCGCGCGAGCACCTCAATCTGAATGCACACCTTGCCGACCCGGTTGGTTCGGGTGGCGCCATCGTTCTTGAGTGCGCGGGCCGACTCATTGAGCGGGCCGAACTGCCCAATGCGGTCAGTCGTCGGGTCGTACAGAATGTGCGGCTCGTCGCCATTGGTCATGAGCACCCGCGCGACGGCATCAAACGCCCCGTTACCGGCGCCCGATTCGGTCGTGTGCCAGACTACCCGGGGAGGCTTCCCGGGGTAGTCCATGGCTCCGCCGATAGAGCCCTTTCCTAGGCGCTCAGCGCCCTCAATCCAAACGGTACTCAAGGACTCCCCTTATGCACCCATGAAACGGGCGCGTAGAAACGTGTAGTGGTAGCTGCCGACTGCCAGGGAAAGAGCGGCGGTGTGGTCGTGCAGCCCGCTGATTTCGAAATAGTCACCCGCAACGCACTGCCGGTAGCCCTTGACGTACACCTGAGTTGAGTTGCTCGGTGCGAGAGGCACGTATTGCGTGTCAACGTCGGTGCCGGTTAGCTGAATGCGAGCAGCGCGATAGGTGCCGCTTGAGCTACTCGAATAGCGCAACTGACCCTCAACGAAATAGAGCCCCGGGGTCACGATCGTGATTCGTCCCGGCGTTGAGGTGGTGTACATCGCGTCGTTGTCGTAGTACTCGGTGTCAAGGTCGGCCCTAGTCCAGCTACCGCCGTTTGCAACCGTCTGCGCCGCAGTACGGTACGCGTACCCGAACGGCAGCGCCTTGTAAAAGTTGACCGCATCGCGAACGTTCGAATTGAGCTGCGCGGCCGTGACAGTCTCACCAGCGTTCCAAGTGCGCTGACTCGGTATGGTGGCCAATGTGTACCCTCCCAAGGGGGCACCTCCCAAATTTGGGAGATGCCACCTCAGCTAGTAAGCAAGAATCGTTGTTGAGTCGAGAATGCCGTTAGTGCCGTCCTCAATGACCCAAACGTCAGTAGCCGTTGCCGGTGACAGTGACAGAGTTGCCACCCATCGAGCCGTCTGACCGTCCACCGAAACATCAGTGTCAATGGCCTCAACGTAGAACTCATACGACGAGGCGGGGGCACCCGGCGGGAGGTCCGCAAGCCGGACCCGGTCGCCAATCTCGATACCAAGCGCAATCGGAAATAGCGCGTTGGTAGCCGTGGCGTTGATGCTCACCTGATCACAGCGCACGATCGGCACCTCATAGGCATTGAGCAGTGAGTAAGCAGCATCCTTGGCCGCTGAATCGGTCGTGATGGCCAAGTCAAGGCTCTTGCTCTTACGGCCGTACGTCGCAATGGACGAGGCCGAGCGAACCGTTGCCGCCGCTCCCCCGGTACGCGTGTAGGTAACCTCGTTGATTACCTTGTCGTCGTCCATGGTGAACGTGAGCCCTGGCTCGTACGGGAGGCCCGTGCTATCGCCCAGTGTGTACCGCACGGGAGCCGACTGACGACGTGCCCGGTTGTGATAGGTCAGCCGACCGTCACTGTCTATGAACACGTATCCTGCGGCATCCTCAGCGGCATTCTGTAGCACCTCAAGCGCTGCCGTGGCGTCGTCCCATGTCGGGGTCTGTAGCGTGCTCTTACCACCGTCAAGGGATAGGTCACCCTGGAAGTTGGCATACGCGGCGAGACGAGAAAGCCGGAGGTCTTCCGCTTCTGTGTACGCCGTAGTCCCGTTACCGCCAAGCTTCCAAAGGTCCGACACTTCCGAACCGAGTAGCGCACGGTCCCAAACGGCCAAGTGCCCGTAACGGCCGTTGGCGTACTCCGAGTAAATGGAACCTGCCTGCCGACCGGCGAGCGACGACCAACGCAAATCGCGTAGGTCCGTGTTGCTTGCCGGGCTGTTCGGATACCCGAATGCAAGCGCGCCATTCACGTACAGCGTGAAACTGCCGCCCGCAATCGTCACGGCGATAAACGAGGGTGTTGACGTAGACAGCGTGAGAATAGACGTCGTGTCGTAAGTCTGCGTCTCACCAGCGGCGTACGTGACGAGGACGGTAACAACCCCGGCGGAGTCCAGCCGTATGGACAACAGGTTTTGCGCCATGTCGTCCCAGCATGACCACAGGGTTATGACGTTGCCCGACGAGGGGCGGACCGGCAGAGCCCAGAAAGCAACGCTCAGCTCAAAGGCAAGCGGGTAGTTTCGCTTTCCGCTGTCGTTGACGTCGATTACGGTTCCGGTCGTGCTGGATATGTTCCCAAGGCTGTACGCGGTCGGCGTAGGCTCTTTAGAGAGCAGAGAGGCAGCGCCGAAAGCCGGAGTAGCCCCGCCGTACTTGGACGCGACGAGGGCGCCCGCCTGAGTGTCGTCAACGAGGTTCGCCACGGTGGTGCTGCCCACAGAGTCAGTCAACGGCCAATACCCGACCGGTTCGCTTGCCAGAACGGCAGACTGATAGGGCGTACGCATCTCAGTAGTGCCCAGCACCGAGAAACCGTCGACCGCTGAAACCTCACACGTGGGCACAAGCGAGTCAAGCTGAACAGACCATTTCTCGACGTAGCCGGAAAACACCGACCCGCCCGGGGTCCACGCTGAAACCGTGGTGCCCAATTCAAGCTGAGCCTCGTCAACGTAAATGACCGCGCTGTTATCGCCGTTGAGGTTGTTGCCGATTTCCACGCCCGCCCACACGGCATTAGCCGGAGCGGTTTGGTTGAGAATGGATACCGTCACCCACGATCCGGCGACAAGGTTAATCGTGCCGCTCGCAGCGCTTGAGGCCAGGAAGTTACCGGCAGCGTCGTAGTACTTGAGCCGGGCCTTAACACCCGTGGCCGGTGACCCGGTCTTTAGCTGTACCTGTGCGGCAGCGCTGTAGTGAGAGCCGGGCGCAATGCGCGCTAGGCCGGTAGGGACCTTGGTAGTACCCGACCACCACCATTGACCGGCGGGAACCGTGGCCACATAACCAACCTGTACAGCGCTCGCAAACTCGGCCGTGCCGTTGTTGCCGAACTGCACCTGTATCGCGCCGCTACCGCTCTTGGCAACGGACGTGGTGTAGAAATCACTCGTGCCCGCCGTGACGCAGTTGTACGCGGCAGACGTACGCGTGATATCGCCGCCGGTAGCCGTGTCCTTAGGCAAAAGGTTCGGCGTACGCACGCGAATGCGGCGACGAGGAATGATGTTGGGATAGTTGGGGTTAACCTGAGCAAGCGACCAATCGTCAGCCCAATAGACGTAGCTACTCGCTACAGCGGCAGTCGACTTGAGGACGAAAAAGCAATGTGCCGCATTAGCGGGAGCCGTACCCGTCGCGGACAGCTTGGTATATGAGGAACTAGTGCCGTCCCACGTTGCGCCCGGGGACTCGGAAAGTAGGGCGAAAGAAGCGTCATACCACGCTAGGACCACCTGTAGCGGTACGTCAGCGTAGCCACCCGAAACGGTCTTGCGAATCCACATCGACCCCTGATAGGCCGTGCCCGCTGTGACGTTGACGGTATTCGGGTAGGCGATCCATTGAAAGGCGCTGAGCGAGGAACCAAGAATCTGTAGCGCCTTGGTTCCGCTATGCGGCGTGCTCGTACCCGAAGCAAGGGTAACCCCAGTACCCGCACTAAAGCCGGACGTTGAGCCCAGCGTTTCAGTGCCCGTGCGGACATTGTCCGGCAGCAGTTCGTTAATCGTGTCTCGACCGGGCGTAAACCGGCCGTCGGCATTGTCGAGAGTCAGCGAGAGGGTACCCGCCTCAATGCGGTCAAGCTCATAGCTTCGGCCACGCTTGACCTTGAGCGCCTGTACCCAATTGGTTATGTCGGTCCACGTGTACGAGGTGGAAAACGGTCCCCCGTCAAGCGCCACCTCAACCGTGACAGATGGTTGAGCCAAGGATGCACCTCCTAGTCAGATTAGAGAGGGGGCACCTACCGCAGCTCCCAAATTTGGGAGGTGCCTAGATGCCCCCGACTCCCCTACAGGCCGGTACGTCCGCCGTTCCGCTTGCCCGTGCGCACAATCTCGTCACGTACCGTCGACGCAATCGCCTTGGCAAGGTTCTGCTCAGCGGTCACGTTTCCGGCAACGTGCACGTGCACGACCGGCTGAGCGCCACCACGCCACGTGTTCGGGTTGGCGTACTCAACCGACCTATCGGCGATCCGGCGCCGGTTGGGACGCACGTCAGCAAGCCGGTTGACGGCTGCCTGTACGTCCGCCGTGGTGTCGTCGACACCGAGGGCGAGACCCTTGCCGACCCACAGACCCTGAGCCCGGAACACCCGAGAGGGCGACTTGATACCTAGCGACTTCTTGAGTTGCTTGACCATCGCGTTGGCAATCTTCTTGATTGCCTTGGTGATGTCGCTTTCCTTCTTCTTGAGCCCATTGACGAGACCCTGAGCCGAGTCAATGCCCGCCTTGTAATAGTCCCCGGCAACCTTCTTGCCCAGCGCGTCACTCTGCTTACCGATCTGCGAATAGGCGCTATTGATCGCCTTGATATCCGCGCCGTTCGCGTTGAGTAGCGCCGTCGCCATCGGTCCGCCTTGCTCGGGACCGGCCTGAGCAATCTCATTGATGATGCCGTTACCAAAGCCCCGCTTATGCAGAGTGGCGAGATTCTGCCGGAACTTGATGATGTTGTGTAGCTTGCCCTTGAGCCGCGCGAGAATCGCACTCGGCGAGTTGTCCGCCCCGTCCTCGGTAGAGAACGAGTTGACGAACGAGCCGTAATCCTTGGCCTTGCTCGCCACGGACGAGGCCATATCAGAGCGAGCCTTCTTGAGGTCATCAAGCTTCTTGGTTGCGCTCTTTAGCTGCTTTGCAACCTTCTCGCGATCCTTGGCAAGCTTCGACAGCTTCTTGTTTTGCGCGCTGATGTACTTGTGCAGCGAGTCAGCGTGGCTACGCGAAATCTTGCCCGCACGGAACGCCTTGGTGACGAGGTCGGCGAGATGCTCACTCGTCTTCTTGACGCTCTTGACGCCACCGAGCATGCCGACCACGAGGCCGCGCGTAATCCACTTACCGATATCCGCCATGACGCGTGAGGGCGACTTGATGCCCATTAGCTTTCGGATCGGCCCCGGGATGTGGTCAACGACTGCCTTTGCAGCGCCGAGGACGGCACCGAGGCTGTTCTTGATGCCTCGCACGAGGCCGCTGATGATGTCCTTACCGATCTGCACAAGCTTGCCGGGCAGCCCCCGGAAAAAGCCCGTGATCTTACTGGGGATCCCTCGGACCACTCCGGCAATGCGACTGCCCATACTGCTGACAGTCGAGCGCATGCCGGACCAACCGCGCGACCATATCCCCCGGAAGAACGAAACGCCACGGCCGATGATTCCCTGTATGGCGCCGGTCCAGCCGCTAACGCCACCCCGGATGAATCCAACGATGCTCGTGAACACGGAGCGAATACCGGCCCAACCGGCACGCCAAAGCCCGGCAACCTTGGCGATACCGCCGCGCATGATGCCGAATACCTTGCCGAAGATCCAAATCTTGAATGCGCCGACGATGAATTGCCAGATACCCGAGAATATCTGCTTTACGCCGGTCCAAGCCTTGGACCAATTGCCAGTGAAGATGCCGATAAAGATGTTGGCGACACCCTGAATGATGCTCAGCGCACCGGAGATCACGCCGATAATGCCGGACCACAGCCCCTTAAGGGTGCTGATCACAACCGGGCCTAGGAACTTCCAGAGGAACGCGAGAACGGGCGTCAGGAAGTTGATTACCGCAGCGATGGCCTGAAACACCGTCGTCACGACGTTACCGAACTTGGTAATGACCGGCTGCGCTTGCTGGAATGCCCACACGAGGAGCGGGGCAACCGTGCCCTTGATGAATCCGGCGAACCGCTGAATGGACGGCATGACGGCCTGGACAAATCCGATGGCAGCCGGGATTACCTTCTGTTCAATGACATCAACGATCGTCTTGAACACCGGGATTACCGCAGCGCCAACCGTCTTGAGCGCCGGAAGCACCTCAGTACGGAAGATGTTCACGAGCTGCATGACGACCGGCTGTAGCCGGTTGAAGTTGTCGCGCATCATCGGTATCAGCGTGCCAGACACGTACTGCCCGACCCGCTGTAGGACCGGCATAACCTGCCCGCTGAACAGCGAGCGAATGCGCGCCACGATCGGGCCTATGGCTGCGCCTATTCGCTGGAATGTCGGCACCATGACCGTTGCGAGTGTTGACACACCCGACGTGATCTTAGGCAACACCGACTTGATGAGCGGGAAAAACGCCGTCATCATCTTGCCGAGTGCGATTTGAGCAGTGTCCTTTAGCGTCGACCACATGCCGGATACGCTGTTTGCCTGCTCTTTCATCATGCCGCCAAAGTCCTTGCGCATCCCCTTACGCAGCGCTTTCATGGCGGTGTCAGCGCTAATGAGACCCTTCTCGCCGAGCTTCATGGTCTCGGGCACGGACTTGTGCAGGTAGTCAGCGAGGTACTGCCAGCCACGAACACCGTTTTCGGTGAGCTGTAGCATTTCCTGCCCCATAACGCGACCCTTGGCCTTGATCTGGCCCATGGCCAGCAGCACGCGCTGTAGGCGCTCAGGCTCGCCACCGAGGGCCGCCACGGCGTCACCAGCGTCCCTCAGGGTCGGGATCACTTCCTTGGCCTTAAAGCCCATGGCCATCATGCTTTGCGAGTACTTGATGACGTCCTGAGAAGAAAACGGGGTAGCCACCGCGAAAGCCTGTAGCTTCGCCAGGAACTCAGTCGCCTTTTTGGCACTGCCCAGCATCGTGGTAAAGCCAACCTGCGCGTTTTCCATTTGAACGGCCGTCTTGGTACCCCAGACCACCGCAGCACCGGCAGCCACGCCGAGCCCTAGCGCGGTTGCCTTGCCGAACTGAGCGAGACGGGACCCAAAGGCCCCGAACGCTCCCCCTAGGCCCCGGGAACGGCGCTGGAGATTGTCAGTCTCTCCAGCAACCGCACGTAGTGCCCGCTGAGCGCTCGCAGCGTTGCCCACAATGACAACGCGTAGAGTCCTAGAGTTCTCAGCCATATTGCGACTCCCTCGACGCTAGTTCCTCGCTCATGTACGAGGTGAAAGCCTGATATTCAGCGGCAGTCATCTGCCGAACGTCAGCGGGAGTCATCCGGTAAAACCGGCAGAACGCTGCCCGCTCTCTTAGGCGCTCTGCCCGTCGTCGTTTCCCTCCTCGTCGTCCGCCCCGACTAGCTCAAGGGCAGAGACGCGGACGCGTCGGGCGTCGTCGAGGGTGAACTCAGCGTTTTCGATGCGCTGAGTAATCCAGATCAGCGCCTTTAGCGCCTTGGTCGAAATCTGCGTTTCGAGAAGGGGACGGCCCTTCTCGTCAAGGACCTTCTGACCGTCCTCGTAAACCGCCTTGGGCTTTAGCGCGTCGTACAGGGGAACGCCCACGACGTCCTCAAAGTCCTCAAGGTCACCGATCGTCAGAACGTCGGGGTCAATACGCAGCGCAACAGTCTCGCTCATTCGGGGAAAGCCTCTCCGCTAATGCGGTCAATTGCCCGCATGTACTCGTTGATAAGTTCAGGACCCTTCTCACGGATGGAAGGGTGAAGGAAGTAACCGGGTCCGCCGTTCCAAGACATGAACTGATTTCCGCGCCACAGGCGGAAACCGCGCGCAATCTTGCCGGAACGGGTGCGCTTTCGAGCACCAAACTCAGCGCCTAGTGCGAACGGCACCCGTGCGGAACCCATGCGGACGGCAGCGTAATTCTGTGTCTTGGTAGCCCGTAGGCTGCGTGCCGCCGCTGATTGCTGCCGAGACAACCCACTAGCCTTGGCCTTGGCCGCCATGGCTAGTTTGTCGGCAACGTTGTAGTTGGCCTCTTTAACCTCTTGAGGGAACCGCTCCCCCACCGCAGCAAGGGCACGGGTGAACTGAGCCAACCCCTCGATGTTGGCTCCATAGCCATTCGCAGGCATTGGCTCAGTCCTCCCTCAGCTCCCAAATTTGGGAGCTGCCTATTACGTCAGCGCCTTGTACGTGATGGTGACCGGCGAGGCGGTACCGTCAGTCAGGCAAACACCGCTCAGGTCAAGCCCGTTGACCTCTCGACCACCGCTGTTCGGCGAGCCCTCGTCGAATCGGGCGAACGGAATATCGACCTTGAGCTGAGAAAGGTCAGGACCGTCCCACGTAACCGAAATGACGCCCAGCGCACCCGCCGTAGTCGCAGCCGAGACACGCTGAGCCTGAGTCAGGTCAACGAACTCGCCCTTTAGAGAGAACTCATACTTACGTAGCGAGTCCTCAAGCGGCTCAGCCTTGACGCCACCGGTCTTGATGAAATACCGGTCAGTCTTAAGGCCGTTGTCACCCTTGATGCTGAAATCAGAGATGTTGAACTGCGAGCCGCCGACAGTCACCGTGCCACCCTGGAAGGTGAACAGCTTTGCAAGAGCCGGGTAAGTCGGCGTAGAGAGCGCGAGCGCACCCGCACCGGCACCCTGACTTTCAGTCGCAAAGTCGAGAGACAGGCTCAGCTGTAGAACCTCGTCAACAGCGTTGGAAAGCTCCCAGTCCTTGACCTTGCCGCCCGCGTAAGTGAACGGGTACAGGGTGCCGCCGGAGCCCCAACGGCCAACCTGCGTGGTAAAGGACTTTCCGTTAAGGTCGCCCACGGTGTACGTGTGCACGGTGAATCCGCCGCCCGGTGCAGCGTCGGAGAATCCGCCGAACATGTGCTTAAACCAGTGCGTGAAACCATCCGAGAGAACCTCAAGCTTGAGGTCACCCTCGGCACCCTTGGGGTTGACCGCGAATCGGTCGGAACGCAGCGCACGGCCGCCACCCGCCCGGATAGCTTCCGAGTCAATCCGCTCGTACTTACCGGCGATGCCCTCGGAGCGGTATTCGAAAAACTTGGTGACCGCAACGGCCGTGCCGTAGGTGACCTCGTCAACGGCACCAACATACTGATCGTGAATCGTAGCCACTACTTGGCCTCACCCTTCTTGGCCGTGACCTCACGCCAACCCTGCCGGATCAGCGACTCAGCAACAGCCTCGTCTATCTCGACCGGCTCACCCTTTGTGGCCGTGACCCCAATCGAGGGCACGTCAACAGCGCCGTACGGACCCTCATAAACAAGCGTCGCCACTCTTAAAGCCTCGCTTTCACACGTAGGACGCACTCAAACTGACCCTCGTACGCGCCGTCAGTTGGAAAGCTGACCAACTTCTTGGGCACAAAATCGCTAGTCACGACCGACGAGAGACCGAGCGACGGATTGGCCTTTAGGCCGTTCTCAATTCCGGCCGCCATGCGCTGAATCTCTAGCTCAACCTCCTCGGAAGTACCGGCGGATAGTTGGCAATTGAGGACCACGCTGACGCTGAAAGCCTCTTCTCGGGTCCGCAGCGTCGCCCACTGGGAATCGTCCCAATCAACGTCGCCCACGAACACCCAACGGCGCTCAGGGCCCCTCGTCGGGTAACCCCACGTGATCTGATAGCCGGATAGTTCAGGCTGCGCCTTGACGAGGTCACGCAACGCAGCCTTGACAGCAAGTGCATTGGTCGCCATCACGCCACCCCGAACACGTCGTTAACAATCCGGTACTTGTACCGGTTGAGAATCGCGTCAACGTCCGGGATACCGGTCTCATAGCCGTTGCGACCAGCCACGGCAAGAGTGAAGTTGCCACCCTCGGAAGCCACGAACGCCGTAGCCCGGTCCGGGATACCCGAACGCTCAGCGGTCAGCAGTGAACGCAGCCTCAGGAGCCCCGCCCGCTTGATGTCATCCGGCGGGAACGGCACGCCGTACTCAAGCGTGAGGGTGTACGTAACGCCCTCAGTGAACTCATAGGGCGCCTGTAGGACCCCGGAAGGGGAAAGTACCCATCCGGTCACTCCGAGGGCGTTAGAACCGTCACTGACGGCCGTCACGGCGGTCACATCGAACAGCGGCACAATGACCGTCTGCGATCCGTCACCGCTGAACTCAAATCGCCTCACTCGCCGCGTGAAGCTACGGCCGGTGATGGTTTGGAACTCGTCCTCAACCACTTCCCGGTAATGGCGGATATCCCCCGCCGGAAACCTAGTAGCGTCGGCAAGGTCCATGTCCGACCCGCGCGCATCGGGCACGGTGAACAGGAAGCTACCGACTACCTCAAACGCCGTGCTATCGACGGCAGTTGAGCCACCGTCCCAAGTGACTGTGTAGGCACCGAGAGGCTTGACCGGTACGGACACACCCCACGTACCGGCAGTGTTGACGGCAGCACCGGTAAACACCGTTGCGCCGGAAGCATCCTGCACGGTCACAGCCACGGCCGAGGGCACCAAGACCGTTTCATCATCGAGAAACGTATGGGTCAGGCTGATAGCCCTACCGCTCAGAAACCGCACAGTGCCCCCTTACGCCGTCTTGCGAGCCCGGGTGACCTTACGGGTCTCGGGTGCTGCCGCTGACGCCCTCTCGGGCCCCTCAGGGCCTCCCACAGGCTCAGCGCGGTTGTCATTGACGAGCGACATAGCCAGACCAACGGGCAGCGTCACAACCGAACCCTCAGCGGGGAACGGGTCGCCGTCGAGTAGCCCCGGCACATGCTCAAGAATCTTGACTTTCACGTAATCCCTCCCAAGGGGGCGAGCAACTCCCAAATTTGGGAGCTGCCCACCCCTCGAACCGCTGATTAGGCGGTAACGGTCAGCGCCTTGACACTCGCGGTGTCGAACAGGTCGCCGGAACCGCGCCACGTGACCTTGAACGCCACGACGTCACGGTCAAAGCCGTACTCGTCGGAACGGACCACCCGCAGCGCCTTAGCCTGCCGGATCAGGTACTTGGAAGGGTCGCCGTAAACCATGATCTTGGAGCCCGAACCGGTAGTAACAAAGTTCGGGTCCGTGATCAGCGGAGCACCTAGGAGGGTGTCAGGCTTGCCCGCGAGTAGCGACGGCTGCCACAGGTAACGGCCGGTCGAGTCCTTGAGCTTGCGCAGCGCAGCAACGGCCGTGTCACTGGTCATAAAGACAGCGTTACGGCGGTACGGCAGCAGTAGCGCATGCTGTAGGTCAATGAGGTTGTCGGCCGTAACGCCCGCGAGGTTCGCGGAGTTCACAGCGCCGGTCGAGCGGGTAACCCAACCCCAAGGCTTGCCGGTGCCGTTACCGACCATCAGGTCAGTCATAACGGCGTCCGCCACGGCCTCACCAGCGTCATTCGCGAGAATGCCGAGGATGTCTAGGGCCGAGTCGTCGACGATTTCCTGAGTGGCCTCAACAATGATGCCGTACTTGTACGCACCAATGTTGGTCTTGGTCCAGGACTCGTCACTCTTGCCGTACGCGACGTTTTCCGCCTGCTGAGCGGCCGTCGGGCGCCCGTTCTTAACCGGGTACTCGATCGTCTCGCCGCCGGACGTGGTCAGCGTGCGCGCGTAAGAGAAGAAGTCCGAGCGCACACGCATGGCCTCAATGACCTGAGCCGCAAACGTGGTCGGCTTGGTGTTACCGGCGTTACCGGCAGTGCCCGACGTTGCGGTACGGATGTCAAAGTCAACACCCTTGACCTCACCACGACCGATGGCGCGCAGTTCCTCGGCCTCGTCCCGGCCACCGCCCGCCGAACGGCCCTCAGCGCCGCTCAGAGCAGCTCCGGCACGCGCGGCAAGGGAACGAGCCTCCGCCTCACGCTCAGCGCGCTCAACGTAGTCACGGGCCTCAGCCTCGTACCGCTGAGCGTCAGCGTCCGCACGCTCAATGCGCTCACGCTTCTCAGCCTCAGACAGGGTGGCGTCATCGTTGATCGAGCGCAGCTCACCAACGATCCGGGCGCGCTCCTCAAGCGCGTCCTGAGCCTTCTTGGCGTAATCCATTAACAGGAACCTTTCACTTGGATTCGAGCGGCGACGTAAGGGCCGCGTATGCCGCCTTGGGATCGGTCGGCAGCGCATAACGCGCATAGACGGGAGTCGGCAGGCACCGAGATTCGGGCGTGACCTCGTCCCCGCGAATTACGGCCCGGATCGCTTCCGGCGAATCCAGCCGCGCAACAGAAATCCCGCGCTGTTCGGCAAGTAGCTCAAGCGCGCGGGAGCCAACTCCGGAAGTGGAGTCGGTGTAAGCCGGATAGGTCACCGGGCTCACGTCAAAGAGGGAAATCTTGCTCAGGGTGCGGAGCGGGAAACCGTCCTCGTCCTCGGCAAAGTCCTGACCGTCCGGCCCGGCAACCTTGAAACCAAACGAGGACTGACTCACGTCACCGCGCTGCATGGCCTCAGTGAGGTCACGGGCGTACGAGGTGTCAGGCATGTCAACCTCGTAATGCAGACCCTCGGAATCCTCCGAAAGCCTCAGCGTGCCCGACCGATTCCGGCCAAGCACGAGGTTGGGATCATGGTTGAACAGCGCGCGGATATCGTCCCGCCCGATGCTGTCCGAGGTGGCCCCCATAGCCACCCGCTCACGGAAACCCCCCAGGTTCTGACTCCGCGCATCCCACTTGAGCGCGTAGCCGTAAAACTGGAAGGTGTCGCCCTGAGTGCGCACCTCAAATTCAGTCGGAACTGACCGACGTTCTAGTGTCACGGGCTTGTACCTCCTAGGTCCGTTGGCGCTTGATTGGGCGGCGCGTTCGGATCCGGCGGAGGTGGCACGGGCGGAGAGGCCGGAGGCGCTATCTGCGCGGCAGGCTTCTTCTCGCCGGTCACTTCCATGAGGTTTGCCGGAACATAGAACTTCTGGCCCAACTTCTTGGGAAGCGGCTCAAGGTCCTCAAGGGCCCTGATCTCATCGGCGTTCATAAAGCCGTTGGAAACCGCCTGTGCGTACGCGTGATAGCGGTCAAGCGTCTTGGCCCGTAGTCGAGCGTCGACGTTGAAGCGCACGTACTGAAAGCCGGGCAGCAGGAACGTAGAGATACTCTGCTCAAGGCGCGTCAGCCACGGCATAAGGGTCTGATCAACGAAGAACTTGTTCTGTTCCTCAATGCCACTCCCCCACGTGCTCGTAACCTGCGAGTCAACGAGGTAAGCGGGAATGCGGTACAGGAGCGCAATTTCCGTTTTCTGGAAACGGCGCGTTTCGAGGAACTGCGCTTGTTCCGGCGTCAGCGTGATAGGCCGGAACTGAGCACCGCCGGTAAGCACACCGATTGAGTGCGAGTTCTTTACGCCCGCATGTGTCTTGCGGAACATCTCCCGCAGTAGCTTTGCCTCGTCGGGGCGAGGAGTGCCCGGGTGCTCAATGACACCCGCCATGGTCGTACCCTGATCAAAGAACCGGGCGCCGTACTCCTCGGCCGTCAAGCCAAGCCCGATAGCCTCGCGCGCAATGTCGATAGGCGACACGCCACGACTGCACCCCGGAACGGTGAACGCCGGAATATGCAGAATCTGCGAGCGGTCCTGTAGCTTCTCGAAACCGGCAACCTGATAAAGGTTGTCCCCTAGTGGCTTCTCGACAATGTAGACGTCCTCAGGGTGCAGCACGTACAGCGCTGTGACGTCACCCCGGTCATTGCGGTCAGTGAAGATGAACGCGTTACCGTCCGTCAGCAGCGAGACAATGACCCTGTGCCAGAACTCAAACGCCGTCTGATAGGGGTTCGGCTGACGCACCCAACGAGGCGAGCGCGACCCATCAAACATGGTTCGTTTGCCGTTGAGCTTGGTGTAATGGTCGACCGGCAGAGACGCGATGGCGTCCGCAATCAGCGAGATGCACGAATAGACAGCGATCATCTGTAGCGCTGACTTGCGGTTAACGCGACGGCCGGAATTGGTCCGGGTGCCGAGACTCTGAAACTCGGTCTCCCAAGCCTTGGCCGGTGCACTCGCTAGGACGCTCCGCACCTCGTCGCCAATGCGAGAGAAGATGCTCACCGCTTGCCCCCGTCCATAGCCTTACCGATCAGGCCAAGCGCAACGGCCGCCGCTAGGTGCCCAAGAGGGCGCGCAACGTCGTATGCAGCCGTGACACCGAACCCGAACGCGCCAAGCTGGAATGCGTTAGGGACCTGAGCAGTAAGGGAGGTGACGAGGGAGCGGCTGAACTTAGTCAGCCGTTCCAATGTGACTCCTAGTCGTCGTCAGGGAAGAAATGAGCTTCCCGGTCCCGCTGAGATGCGGGAGTCAATAGCGCCTCTAGATCAGCGTCAGAGAGGTTGTCGTTGAAATTCAGGAACGTCACGAAAGCCTCTTCCTCGTCCGGCAAAGCGGTCAGGAAGAAAGCGTTAGCGAGAGCGGCAATGCCGTCGATCTTCTCGCCGGAACGAGCCTTAGAGGGCCGAATGAGGCCATCACCCGTAACGTCAAGTTCAACGTTGTCAGCCATCCAACGCAGCACCGGGTGCCCGCCGTGGCGTAGCCCATTGGCCGCTAGCGAACCCTCGATCTTCTTACAGGGATCGTTCAACCGGGCCGCTGACTGAGGCACCTTGACGGCCGTAAGTCCCTGAGCCTCAAGGTCATTCACAAGCTGCGTAGCGTTCCACGGGTCGTAGCCAAAGAACTTGATTCGGAAGTCCTCAGCGTCCCGCGCGATGTGCCGGAAGATAGCGTTAAAGTCCGTCGTCGGGCCCTCGGTCACCGTGAGGTGCCCGTCACGCTCCCACACCTCGAAATGGCTTTGCATATTCGAGCGGCGAGCAACAGCCGGACGAGGAACCCAGAAATGCGGAATGACTGTCCAGCCGTCCGCCTCAGGATCGTTCGGCGAGCCCGGAAACAGCAGGACCCAAGCGTTAAAGTCACCCGTTGCGGCAAGGTCGATTCCGGCGTAACAAGGTCGACCGCGCAAAGACTCGCGCGTGATCTTCTCTGAGCCGTTCACGTCCCATAGGTGCATGTCCAACCAACGGTTGGCCTGAGACACCCATTGGTTAAGGCGGAACACTCGGAAAGAGTTCTGAGCGGTCGGCTTTTGCTTAGCCTCGTCCGCCTCAGCGCGCAAGTTGTTGATATTCAGGAACGAGCCAAGGGCCGGATTGGCGAGATACCAACCGGTCCCCTTTGGGTGCTCCTCGGAGGGCGGTACACCCTCGTCCGTCCAATCCCATTCGTCAGGGACGTTCCGCGCGAACACAAACCGGGCCGAGTCAAGGTTCTGGTCATCGCGTACGCGTAGCCCGTGCTCGTGCTCCTCAAGGGCGAATGCAGCCGTGCGGTAAGCGGCCGTCGTTGCCGCAATCATGATCGGCTGACGCCGGGTGCCGAAACCCTGTCGCATCGCGTCCCAGAGATGCCGGTCTTTCTGCGTCAGCACCTCGTCGAACAGAACCATGGACGGATTGGTACCGAGGGCACCCGCAGCGTCACCCGGAAGCACTTGGTAAAAACTGTTCGTCTTGCGATCAATAATGCGCTTGCGCGAATCGATGATCTCTAGTCGCTTGCTGAGGATCGGCGAAAGCTCAACCATCCGCTTAGCGGTGTTGTAAACCAATCCAGCCTGATCACGGTCAGCAGCAACCGAGTAAACCTCAGCCGACTCCTCAAAATCGCCGACGAGGCCGAGCAGCGCGAACGCTGAAAGTAGCTCACTCTTACCGTTCTTGCGGGCCATTTCCAGCCAAGCAATGCGGTATTGCCGCACGTGCTCGTTGTACTGGTCATCCCACATCATCGTGCCGAACAGTGGCTTTACGATCTCTTCTTTTTGCCACTCGTCGAGGATGAACGGATGTCCGGCATGCCGTCCCTTGGTGTGGACGATAAGCCGTTCAATGAACGTCACAGCGTGAGCCGCTTTGGCCTCGTCGTACATAAAGAATCCAGGCTTAGGCTCAGCCGGACCGTACGGAGAAACCGGAAGCAAGAGAGCACCTCCCAAATTTGGGAGCTGCCTCCCCTAGACCCTCTGCACGTCCTCAGTCGTCACGAGGTCAGACACGTACTGCACCGTGCGCCAAGGGGTCGCGCCCTCGTACTCAGCAAGGTCAACAAGGTCCGCCTCAATGGCGTCAGCGAGTGAGTGCACGGCAGCGTCAGTGCGACCGGAACGAACACCATTCGGAACGGTGATATTCACGCTCCGGTTAAGCTCGCCCTTGTAGACGTAGACCTGATACTGATTCAACGTGCCCCCTAGCTAAGTAGCTTCAAAACCGATGCATCGTGCCCGTCCTCAATCGGAGGGGTCACGGCAAGTCGAGAGCGGTCACTAGGCGAGAGGCCAAAGCGAGCGCCAAACTTAATCATCATGTCCGCAGCATCACGCATGACCTGAGCCGCCGGATTCTTGACGAGGTTCCCGTCACGCCCGTTGACGAGGGGGCCATGTTCAGCCATCGCGATACGCGCAGCCTCAAACGTGCCCCACGCTGAGCAGTAGGCGACGAGGTAAGCCCGGTCAACCTTGGTCACAAGCCCTAGTCGGGCAAGCTCAGGGACCACACGGCGCCACTCAGCGCGACCCTCACCCTTGAGAGTGACCGGAGGTTCCGGGATATCAGCCGAGGGCTGCGGCTCAGCGCCGTTGAGGGGGCGTTTCCCAGGGTTACCCTGTAGCGCCTTGAGCGCCGTTGGCTTAGGTGGTCTACCGGCAGCCATAACGCCCCCTCTCCGAGCTACGAAACGATGTTTCCCGCCTCCCTCAGCGCAACAAGAATCGCGTTGAGCTTGGCAGACAGTTCCTTGAAGTTGTTGTTCAGAATCGACTGAGAGAACGAGGCGCCAACGTCATCAATGGTGCCGTCAGCAGTGCCCACAGTGTGAGTCAGGTTCGCAACGGCGCCGGACGAGGCCCAGCCACCCTTAACGGGGTCATGAGAAACAGGCACGGAGAGTTTCAACCCTTCTAAATGCTCGGTTTGGGAATCCCCCCAACACCGATACGTAACAGCACGTGATTACGTGCTGAAATCAGTGACTATCCGTGCCTTGACCAGCAGGTCTCCCACGAGTTCGGGCAATTACGCGGGCATTCAATCCGAGGGGAGGGCGGGGGTGCCAG